AAAGCGTATTTCCTTATTGTTTTCAAATAAAGCCATCCCATCAACGTGTAACCTTTGTGCAGGACTAGTCGTTCCAATTCCAACTGAGCCTGTTGTAGTTAATGAAGGTCCAGAAGTGGTTGATATTCTTACACTACCTCTAGAATTAGCGTCACTATCAACAATATCAAGAGCATATCTATTTGCACCTCTATTATCATCTGCATCAATCCTTATAACTGAATTACTGCTACCATTACTATCTATGTGTAATTTATGACTTGGCGAAGTTGTGCCGATTCCCAATCTCTCAGCACTAGCATCCCAGTATAGAGCCTGTGTAGTTCCTGTATCGTCATAGAAGGATATGTCTCCGTTAGCATCAATATCAAATCGTTTTTTATTATTTGTATAAAGTCCTATTGTTTCGCTAGAACCATCATTTGTTGGGTCAATTAATATACCAGTTTGTTCAATAGGGTCGCCAAGCCAGTTAAAAGTGCTTGGAGTTTGTGGTAAATAAATTTTTCCGTTTGTGCCATCTAGGGTTAAACCATCAGCAGTTACTGTTCCTGTTACGTCTACATTACCACCTATTTCAGTAGCACCACCTGATGCAACTCTAAAATAATGTCCTAAACCATCTTCACATCTAATTGCATATCCACTATCTTGCCTTATATCTAATTTTGCACCAGCACTTGTATTACCTAGACAAAGCGATTCTTCACTTGCATCCCAAAATAGAGCCTGTGTAGCACCTGTGTCATCGTAAAAGGATATGTCTCCGTTACCATTGATTTGTATTCTATTTGCTGGTGTTGTGCTACCAGTTAGAAAATAGATGTCTCTAGATGCACTACTTCTTGCTTGTATTATTAAATCACCATTAGCATAACTAGCATGACCACTTGTCCTATATATTAAAGCTGCAACATCATCTGTTACTGTTGATGATTGTGCTGAAAGTATTTTTACATCATCCACATCTAAAGTATCAGTAGTAGTAGTTCCTGTAACGTCTATGCCTGTTGTGGTTGTGGCTAGTTTTGCTGAGTTGTTATGGTAAAGAGTTACCGCACCATTTGCAGTAGCAATTATCATATCCTCATCAGAGGGTGATTGTATTTTAACATTAGCACCACCACTTATTAATAATGAGCCTGTACCACTTTCTGCTATATAGCTATTACTACCATCATGGTAGATTTCTAAATCATCTGAATCACCAAACTTAGCTTTTTCATTATCTGCAAAACTTATACCGTCATCACCAGCTGAACTGATTTGAGCATCTACATAAGCCTTTACAGACTGTTGAGTCGGTACAAGCGTTGCAGAGTTTGAAGACATATTATCTTCATCTACAAATCCTGTTATAGTAATTGTACCGTCTGAGAGGCTTCCGAAGTTTGCAGTACCTGAAAGGTAGAGGTCTTTGAATCTTACATTTGATGCACCTAAATCAAGAGCATTATCATTATTAGCACCTGTAGAAGTACATGGCAAAATATCTGATGCTTTAAATTTTAAACCATTATCACCTGTCGCAGCTATATAGAATCTATCTAAGCCATCGTTAAATACACCTATATTTCCTCTTGTTGAGCCATCTTTTGCTAAAGTTATTAATGAGCCATCATTTGTTGTTCTGTTTACAAAAATTACTTCAGCACTATCTCTTGTAAAGTTAGAGCCACCTGTTCCTAATTTTGCACCTGCTTCTGATAAAGTGTTAGAAGTCTTACCAACCAACAGATTGCCTGATGAGTCGAACCTTCCAGCTTCACCAGTAGTTGTAGTACCTACTCTAAATAATATATTACCTGTGTAAGTTCCGTTAGTGCCACCGCCTAAGATAATTTGTCCTGAATCTCCTGAATTACCACCTGAAATTAATACATACTGAGAATTATCATTTTTGGTTATAAACTGACCACCACCTCTACTTAAGGTTATATGGTCTGATAAATTAGTAGTACCACTAACGTGTAGTTTCGCACTTGGTGCTTGTGTGCCTATTCCAACTCTATTATTTGTAGAATCTACATAAAGTGTATTAGTATCTACTGTTAAATCACCAGAAATAGTAAGACTTGTTAAAGTTCCAAGACTTGTAATATTTGTTTGAGCTGCAGTAAGTACAGAGCCTGTAAGGTTTCCTGTCACATTACCTGTAACATTACCTGTTAAATCTCCTGTAACATCTCCTGTAACATCTCCTGTAACATCTCCTGTAACATTACCTGTTAAAGCTGCTTCAACTGTACCGGCTACTAAAGTTTCTGAACCTAATGTCCATTTATCAGTAGACTCATCCCAGATAAAAGTTTTATTAGTAGCTGTTCCTCTTTCAATTTCTATACCAGAGTTTTGTGAAGGTGTTCCAGTTTCGTCTGAATTTAAAACAATGATGTTGTCACCAATGTTTACTTCGTTACTGTTAACACTTGTAGTAGTTCCAGAGACTGTTAAGTTACCACTGATAACAACGTTACCAGAAGCATCTATAGTTGTGAATGTACCAGCAGCTGCAGTTGTAGCACCTATTACAGTACCGTCTATGTTACCACCGTTAATGTCTACTGAATCGGCTGCAAGGTTATCAATGTTTGCAGTACCGTTTATGTAAAGGTCTTTAAACTGTAAAGAGTTTGTACCTAAATCTATATCGTTATCTGTAACAGGTACAATAGCTCCATCAGCTATGTAGAGTTGTTGTGTTGAAGTTCCTGATACATCTATCCAAAATTCTATGTGGTCGTTAGTTGTATCTATTAAAATTTTATTAAGCGGTGTAGTTAATCCAGCATCACCAAGGATACTAATGACTGGTCCTTCGCCTACAGTACCATCGTGTTTATGTCCAGTAGCATTATCAAAAACTGCAACTAACTGATTATATTCGTTATTAAATAGTTCAGCGGTTATTAAATCGCCATCTGAAAATGTACTTTGTCTGATATAACTTGCCATCTATTATCTCCTTCCTGATGGTATGAAATCTATATAAAAACCATTTATAATATATGGTGTTTTTTTATCGTCTGTTGAAATTCTAAAAGAATTACTATGTCCACTACCTTGAAGTGCTACTCTAACTAAAGGTTGTTCTCCAGCTCCAAAGATTGAAGTTCCAAATGTAGCTGAACCAAATAGTGAAGGTGCATCTACAGTTAAGTTATAATCTGGTGGTTGTGGAATACTCGTACTATCGTAATCATATCTAACTCTTAATGTTGGAGTTATATCTCCTTCTGGAGCTATAGATATTTTAATATAGTGTAAAGTTTTTAACGTTCCTAAATCTCCGTAATCGTAATCTGGAGTCTGATATTTAGCATCTATATTAGCTCCATCAAAATCGTCTCCAGTATCATGAGTGTATACATAACCGTTTGTATCACCATGATAATAAACTTCAATACCTTCGTTATCAAAGTTTGAATTTATTGATGTTACTTCTAAACCTAATGTTTCTGACCATTCAAATCCATTTGGTCTTAAAGTACCTATAATACCTTTTTGTCCGCTATTAGGAACACCGGTATTAGTATAAAATAATCTGTACTGTGACTTTTCTCTAATAACCAAGCTATTAATTATAAAGTCATCAATGTTTCTAGCTAAACTAACTATTAAAGGTTGTATAGCTTTTGAGACAGTTCCTAACTCAACGTCTCCAATTCTCGCTGTACCAGCTACTGTTCTTATTCCATCTGGTGCTAAAAATACTAAATCACCACCAATCTCTTGGATACTATAACCACTTAAACATCCTACGTTTTCAGTGATAGGGTCTATACGTATATTAGAACTATCATTTATATTTATAAGTTTATGAATACTATTTTCTGCAAAAACTATTAAGTCTTCCCTAAATCCTCTAACACCTACCACTTGGTCTGATATAGTTACTGAACCAGCTCCAGTTCCTGTAAAGTTATTAGGGTCATTATAAACACTATAATATACAGTACTTAAATTATTTTGAACTCCTGCAGCTATTAAATGATGGTCGTGGATAGCTACATACTTTACACCATTTGTTCCATCTACTGTAATTTCTTTAGCATAATAAGTTCTACCACTTAAGGCTCCGTTACCTTCCATTCTAAAGCTCCAAAGCTTATTAGCTCCGTCAGCTATAATTACTTCACCGTAATCAAAAGTAGCACCTTCAAATAATACAAAAGAACATTGTCCTTGATTTGTTCTAGCTGTAGCACTTCTACCTGTAAAGGTTGTGTAATCGTCTCCGTTTGTTGCGGATAGTTTATTTATCTGTAACCATGTAGCTCCATCGTTACTAAAAAATATATCTGTTCCTGCACAAGCTATTACACCATCTGCATAAGGAAAAGTCCCTAAGATATCTGTAGTTCCACCTGTAGGTTGTGTAGCTGTAACATTACCAACTTTATACTTTGCATAACCGTTAATACGTCTGTAGCCACCTTCTGTAGCTACTTCAAAGTTTTGTAATGTTTTTGCAACTCCGGGGCTTTTAAGTAAATCAATAGAGTTTA